TTTTACTCCTTTCTGTTTAGGTGCGTCGTAATCCTTAATTTTTCCAAATCTCCATAACTTTCCACATTCAGTGCATCTGTAACCATCCATCTGTCCATAACAAGATGGGCAATGTTTTATGTATCTTCTATTGTTTTTTGCCATCATTCCTCAACTCCTAAGATTGCGAATTTAGTTTGTAATATCATTTAAATATTTCCTCCACTTTTCTTCACTTCTTCTTGAATTTGAAGTGTAAGGATACATCTTCATTTTTTCTAAAGCAAATAGTAAATCTCCTGTTGAAAAATCCCCCTCTATACTATCTAAACCAGAAGCCATAACTTCAATTAAGTCTTTTGTGCTACATTTCCAAGTTCCCATTATTCGTCGCCCCCTGATACATTTACGTCTTTTTTAATTAATTCGTCTAATTCTTTCTTAGCATTTCCAGTTAAATTGTCGTATTCTTGTAAATATATTGCAATATCCTCATCACTCTCTGGACCTAATGCTCTTTGGGTTTGTGCTGGAAGTGAAGATGCTTCAGAAATTTCTTCCATGAATTCATTGTGTGTTTTCATTCTTGTTCCACCTTTTTAATTAACTTACCACAATAATCACATACTGAAAAGTTAGTTGTTATCCACTTTCCTCCTCGCTGAAAATATAATTTTCTTGTGAGGTTGTGTTCACATTGTTTTTTGTTTGTTTTTTCCATATCTATACTATATATATATCCTTTATATATCTTTCGATTTTAGTCGTTTGCTAGTTCGAAAGCGAAATTGTGAAGCCCCACAAACATTGAGGCAATAATAATAAGTTGTTTTCGATTATTTATTTTATTTTGATGATTTCTTAGGTTGTCTTGGAGTATTTTTATTTCCTCGACTGCCACCTGAGCCATCTCTTCGACGAGTTCCTCCGCAATCCCCACGAGAACCTCGACCAGTATTTCCTCTTGTTGTCATTTATTTTACCTCCTATTAAATTTAATTTGAATTTGGTTTCTCATTTTAATCAATAAACGAACAACCCCCATCTTCTAGTCATTGTTTATATCCTCGATGGTAATGTATTCTTTTTAATTTTTCTATTTCTCTTCCACGAAACATATCTTAATATCTGTCCAGTTTCTTCTATGAACTTTTTATGCAGATTCTTTCTCACTTTTTTGCCTCCGACTTATTACTTGTATTAGGCGAATGTTTCCAAAATTTACTAATGTAATAGACTTGATATGTAAGTCCTAATGTGCTTAACATTAATGGAAACACTTTGTTTGATTGTATCATTGCCATAAAAGATATAATTGTAACAATTACAAACATTCCTAATATAAAAAACATCCATTCATTTGAGGTTATTATTTTTAAAATTTCCATGTTAATTATAAAACGACGTCATCACTATCCTCTACGTCCTCATCCCAGACAATTATTATTTCTCTTGGATTTATTTTATTTAATTTCATAAACTTTTTAGCACTTTTTATACTATCAACAACTTCAGCAAATCTCATTTTGATTTCTCCTTACTTGTAAAGTACACACTCATGGTCTAAACCTCTGTAATTCTTTTAATGCTTTCTTTACTTTTATGTATCCATTAGAGTGTTTCTTTTTACGGACAATTCTCCCCTCTATTTTGTCTCTTTTCAATTTAGTTGTTGAGTTTGCTCTAGGCATTGTTCTTGCCTCCTGTATAAGATGAATGTTTTTTTATAAACTGATTATTCCTATCACAATCTGTGCAAATAAAATGATTACCAATATCTAATTCATGTATCATTCCAGCCGCTTTATCTGCTTTACATAGTAAACAAATCATTCTATTATAATCCTCCTAATCCCGCCATTTTCTCCTAGTAAAATAACCTCTTTAATTCTTTCAATTCTTTCAAAAGAATCTACGCCTTTACCCTTTAATATTATATTTTCAGTTTCCATTGTTTTCTCCAATTTTCCAATATATATTTGCTAATATTACTATGACTAATGCTTCATAGTTGCTTCCCAATGAAAATAATTTAAAAACTCCAAATACTATTAAACTTGAAATTAAATCTATTATTCTTTTATTCATGCTTTCACCTTCCCATGAAAACAAGTCGTGGATATGTATAAGTTTTCTATACACATTTTATACACGTTTCTCCTTCTTTTAGAAAAGACGTCGCCAATTCCTGTTGTATAGATGCTAATCTCTTTTTTCCAATCTCTATATATTCAGGATTTAACTCAATTAATACCGCATTCTTATTTTGTTTATTGGCCACTATCCCAGTTGTGAAAGCTCCTGCAAATGGGTCTAAAACACTTCCGCCAACTGGACACCCTGCTTTAATCGGTGTCTCACATAATTTCTCAGGGTAGACTGCAAAATGTGCATCCTTACATGGTTTAGTATTAATGCTCCACATTGTACGCTTATTCTTACCATTAGGATTAGGTCTTAATGCTCTAGCTCTCTCTGGGTATCCTGGTCTTGAACATCTGGCTCTAGGTGAATTATAGTTCTCATTATCTACTCCATCAGAATACTTTCCATTATATGCTGCAACATCTTCTCCCCCCCATCTATCTACTGGAGAAGTATATGGGTCTAATTGTTGCTCAAAATAATATTTCTTCTTCTTGCTAAATAAAAATATATATTCAAAATCAACAGTAAATCTATCTTTGGCTGAACTAGGCATGACATTAGGTTTATGCCAGATAATTGTATTTCTTAATATCCATCCTCTATTAACCATCTCTATAGCAAATCTCATAGGAATACATGTTAATGATTTTGTTGGTATAGACTTGTCTAGATTCTTTCTAATACCTCTTAATTTATCTCTTGTTTCCAAATTAGCAGTTCCCCTATTTGTCCCCTGTTTTGTTTTACTTAAATCCGTACTCTTCCCGAATCCACCACCATAATAAGTATCTCCAAGATTAACCCAACAAGTCCCATCGTCTCTTAAAACCCTATGAACTTCATCAAAAATATCACATAGGTTATTTATGTATTGGTAGTAAGTTGGTTCTAGTCCTAGTTGCCCATCAACACCATAGTCTCTCAAAGCCCAATAAGGTGGAGAAGTCATGCACATGTTTACAGATTTCTCTGAGAGTTCTTTCAGTTTACTTAAAGCATCTCCTTGTAGTATTACGTTCTTCATGCTGATGCTCCTGCCATCTCCATGTACAAATCAGTAATCTTCTCTTCCAATTCTTTAATCTTATCTCTTAATTGTTGCTTTGTTTCTGTTTTCATTCTTTATTCTCCTTCGCAATCTGGACAAAAGTAGTCCCATTCCCTGATTTCTCCTCAGTTACAACCTCGGGGCGATTCTTGCTTCCCGCCGCACTTATGCTATTGTTTAGGGTTTGGGTATGATTATTCGTAAAATTGATATTCTGTGAATTTAATATTCTTCTTAATGCTTCTCTATTTACATCTTTTCTCCATTCCCCTGTAGGTCTTTGTAATTCGTCATCCATTTCTTCAAATGATAATTCTTTTACTTTTTTTCTATCTTTTTCATTTTGATTCATTTTGTTTGTGATTTTAAACCCCCGACCCAAAGGCCGAGGGAAAAAGAGGTATGTTTACGATTGCTCGTAGAAATACCGCCAAGCTCACCCTTGGACTTGTATGAGGTGGTCGGGATCACCGGTGAGTATGAATCCGCCTATAAATTAAGTGGCGGTTAAATTTAAGTTTCTTTTTCTCCATGATAATTAAACTCTTGGAATTACTTGGTATCTAGTATCGTCTTTTGTAGTTCCGCTTTTCTTAACCTTAAACTTTTTAAGCTCTGGGTTATCTTCAAGTAAAACTTTAAGCTGTTGGATTACCGTAATTGGTACTCTATAATTCTCACCATCTACAACAATAATCTTTTGCTTAATTGTTTTTGGTAATTTTGTTACCTTATCAATAAGTTCAAATTCATCATCTTCTAACTCTAAGTCTGTTGAAACTTCTTCTAAGTCTGCGATGTTTTTTGTTGTTTGCTGTGGCTCATAGTCCTTTGCAAATTCTGATATTTTTGACATGTTCAGTTGACCTCCTTCTGGATATTTAGATTTTGAATCATACCAACACAATAATCTTGAACCCCTTGAGTTCTTATAGAACCATTAAATATATATGTAAAATTACCAGTCACTGTTGTGAAATTTGCTACATTAATTATTCCTTGGTTATAATATAGATTTGCAATATCTGAACATTGGCCGTCTGTCATAAGTCCATTAAAAACTCCAAAGAAAATAAATATCCCTAAAATAATTGATCCTATAATCATTCCAGTTACAAATATTAATATAAATTTATTCCAATCTGTTTTTTCTATTTGTAATTTTTGGGCTTTTACTTTTTCCATTTTAACCTCGCAGGGAAAACTTTAATTCTATATTGAACTGACAATAAATCTCTATAAGTTATTAATCTTCTTAATCTTGTATCTACTCCTGATTTGTATTTTAATGTTGTTCTCATCTTAATTTTCTCCAGTCATTTAAATAACGAATTTTATCTTTTACCCAAAGATCGAATGAAATAGGAATCATCATAGCAGCTGCCAATGGGAATAAAGCAGATGTCCCGATTGGCAAAGCTACTATAAGCATCAGAGCTTTCCCCAGTTTAATCCTGACTAATTGTGGATATTTTTTATTTCCTACTTTTTGTTTTATTGTTTTATTCCAATTCATTGTTTATTATAGACTTTCGCCATACCTAATTTAAATTCATCAATCTCCTCAGCACCAAGAAGGAAAGCAACAGCTACTCTTATTTGACCTCTTGATAGTGGTAACTGATTTGTCATTTCTGTTATAGTAATATTTTTATTCTTTTTAAGGAATTTTAATATTACCTCACCATTCTTTTTTATTTCGTTCACCATGTTGTTATTATAATTGTTAACCTTTATATACTTTTCTTTTAATTAATTAGTAACAACAAATACCTCCATACCATTTACTTTTAGTAAACATTTCTTTTTAAATTGACAGTGATTGCATTTATCTTGTTTCATGAATTTATTCTTATCCCCATAACATGGGCATATTTTTTTAATATATGAGTTTTTCATGTCTCACATTAATTCTCCTATGTGGTTTAAATCGCCAGAGATAGCCTTAGAATCGACTTTATTACCTTCAACCCATTCATTATACATTATACAGTTTTTTGGGTTATTATAGCCACAGAAACGCTTTCTTCTAGTTATTTTTTGTTTTTTGTATCTATGAGTGCATTTTCCATCTGAAGTTCTATATGGACATTGTTGGAACTTTGGTTGATATGTCATAGTGTTAAATCTCCTATGCTTAATTTATAATCTAAATCACAATCAAAACAACGACCATTAATTAAACATATTTCTGAGACTTCTATACCACATTCTGAACAATTAGATTTTGTCATATTAATTTTGCTTCGGCCGTCTCAGCTCTAGCCCTCCAATTATCTCTTGATTTTCGCAACTCCTCACACTTTATTAAGACTTTGATCGCCATATCTTTTAAGTAAGTGGCATCCTCTACTTTTACATTTTGCTTATTAATCATCACTTCCATGTGATTTATTGCTGCTTCTATTTGAAGTTCGGCGTTCGATTTAGGAGTTTTCATTGGATACCTCACTCAATTCAACCCTCTGCCCACACTTCCAATAATTATCACAGTACATTGCATAGCCACCCATACATTTTCTTTTCTTCATTTTGATATTACAAATTTGGCATGAGGGTGTATGATCCCAAAAATCCTCAACCGCATCATGTTTCTCACACCAATCTTTTAATGGTAATGTTGGTATAGTTGGTATGGATATACCCCCTTCTATACTTTTAAAATACTCTGGGTTTTGAGACTGGGCACTAACATTGCCAACATTACCATTTACGAATGAATTTGATTTCAACATTACCATCATTTTAAGAAAATATCTCCAATTTTTCATTTTTTTCAGACATTTTAGTAAATTTATATTTCCATCTTGAACTTCTTATTGAATTATCTTCAACCAATAATCTAATATCACTAAGTAATCTTCCAACAAATTTATTCAATTTTATGCCAAATTTTATCTGTGAAGATCTACTACTCCAATCAGTATATGCCATAATATTTTCCCCAGGTTTACAGATTATAGCTTTTATTTCATTTTTATTTAACCAAATATCTGGTGCATCTCTATGACATATTTCAAACAATTCCTTCATTTCATCCGTATCCCTATCAATTGATACACCAGCATTTTGAATACTTTTATTACATGGGCTATCATAACCAGCCGCTTCCATTATCCCACCACAAACTCTAGCCCATTCTGGGAATGAAGCAAATAATACTGAACCGTCAGGGCATCCTTTATCAAACCAATTCTTAACAAGAGAGTAGAGAGCAGATAAGATTGTATTCCTATTATTCAAAACCCATCCATGAAGATTAGGATTTTTGAATTCTCTCTTATTAGCATCTTCAATATCTAAGAATAAATTAACAAATATAGTTCTGTTAGATAAATCAGGTGTTAGCGTTATTCCTAAGTTCCCACTGAAACTAAAACTTAATTCATTATCAAGAGTTACAATTTCATTTTTTCCTAATAATCTATCAGAGAATTTCATGGCAGTAATTATTGATTCAAATACGGAATTATTTAGATGACCTTTATTATTACTAAAATGTAATCTACGTCTGCCACTAATCATTGCAGCAAGTAATTTTTTCTTTAATTCATCATTTGAACCAGAGGATCTATATTCCCCATTACTGATAGGCGGTTCTTCTAAAGCATACCCTTCATATAATATTCCAGTAACTCCAGCTAAATAATCCTTACCACTTCTTTCCCGATTAGCTTCATAACAATATACTGGCGTACGAGTGCTGAATCCAGTTTTAAATAATCCTTGTAAGAATGGAGTTAGTAAAGCACTAATAGCATTAGTATAATCTTGTTTAGTTTCAAAACAAAATTCCTTAAATATATTTAATATAACTTCCTTAGCATCTTTTAATGACATATTCATATTTTCAATTATAGGAGAGTGTTTAGGTAACCATGAGAAAAATCTTTCATCATATTCTTCTTTTGGAAATGTTAATTCTCCGTTATGAATTATTGGAGTTTGTACTGTGAATATTCTTTTTATCATTGGCATTGCATCTTGAAATTGTGGTGACTCTAATACAATAGAAGATTTCTCATTTGTTAGGGATGTTGGATTTTCTACAACATGTTGATTACCAAATCTATCTATTCTAGATGTTTCAACATATGGCACGAAATACTTTTCGCTTAATGTAATAAATCTCTTTGGTTTCATAACTGAAAATCCCATAAAAGTTTTATCTTCTATATCGTGTTTTAGTTTAGATACCTCTACGATGTTTTTCGTTTCTTGTTTATAGAATAATATTTTTTTAGGTGAATATATATTCGCTATGTTTTCAGATATTTGACTTATCAATTGACCATATCCACCAATTCTAACTCTTGGAAGGTTTGTTTCTTCAATTTCTTCTTCAATATTAGTTGGCAATTCTTCCGAAACTTCTTCTTTTATTTTATGTATAACACCCTCGGTATCCCTATATTCTTTTGCTTCTGGTAATCTTACTAAAATATCTTCTCCATGTTTATTGAAATATTTCTTCCAAGTTTCCCATGAAATTCTTGGGCGATTATTATCAACACTCCAAAACATACCAGTTACAGAATATTTCTCATAACTTTCTTTTGACCAATCATTTATTGCTAACTCGCCAAAAAGTTTTTCAGCAATAATCCATTCAGCTTGAAGCTGTTTCTCTTTCAATTTTTGTTTCTCTTTTTCTACCATTTTCTTTGATTATAAAGCCACAGGAAAAAATTATGTGGCAAATCCTAAATTAATTTATTATACTTCATTCCCCCAAACATCCCAACCCTTTGGTGCCTGTCTAGCGAACAATTCTATCCTTGGAATGTCTCCAACTAATTGTACTATCCTATCTCGAGTAACATCTGGCTTCTTACTATGTGCCTCTATTGGTGTTTCAATAATCTGATGTACAGAACTACTTTGTCTTGGAATAGATCCCCTCGTTGCAATAATACATATCTCTGCGTTACTTCTTGTCCAATATCCCATTCCCCAAAATAAACTATCTGCTTTCTTATTTTTCTTAACCCATGTGAAACCTACAGTTTTATATGTAAATCCCCATGCTTTCAAAACATCAAAACTCTTTTGTAAGAATGGATATGTAACCCACATAAAAAGAACGCAGTCGTCTGCTGCAATATCATCTATTGGAAGATTTTTTATATCCTCTAAATTCTGACACTTATAATGATTATCTGGTGCTCTTCCCTTTCCTTTATCAGAGTAGTGTTTAAAACTCCAAGGTGGGTCAGCATAAATAATATTATATTTCTTATTCTTCTTTGGGAAGACTGGTTGTTTAAAATCTTCAGCAATCTGTTTTCGTTTATCAGCTTTCTTTAATTCGTTATAGATTTTATTTATAGAAAACTTTTGAGAAGATAAATCTTTCTTCTGATTTGCGTCAGCTTTTTCTTCAATAAACTTAACCTTATGAACTGTGCCAACTGAAGATTTAGATTCTTTTGCAATGACAGTATTAACCCGTTTAGAACTTCGGTTCAATGTTGAATCGAGGTCATTTCGTCGTCCCTGATTGGCTTTTGCAATTGGCTTTAAAATGTCTTCTTTTCTAGTCGCTAATCTTATTCTATCGTACTTAGAAATATTTCTTCTTCCAAGTTGTTCATTAATCATCCAAAGAATAATATCATTACGATCCTTTAGCTTGTTTTTTGGTTTTCTTGTTTTAATAGGGATATTATTTTTCTGACAAATATCATATCTATTATATCCATCAATAATAGTTCCATCATCCCAAACAATAATCGCATCTCTTAACCCATTAGACACTAAAGAAGCCTCTAATTGTTTCCTTTCTTCTTTTTCTAAAGGAGGAATTAAATCTCTTAATTCTTTATCTATTTTTATTTCCATTTTAAAAGTATTTTTCTATTTCATCCAACCAAACATTCTGGATCATTTTGAAAAAATCATCTTTATTAACTTCAACTTCAAATAGTTTAAAGAAATCTTGAAATCCCATTAGATGTTTTTCTTCTAAGGGTTTTTTAGCAGTCTTCTTAGCATCCTCACTATTAGCCTTAGTCCATACAACAAATTTAGATATTACCTGCCAACCCTCATTTTTACAATCCAATGCGTTGGATACAATCCTGTGTTTTCTTTGTAAAGTTTCCAGAGCTTTTTTTGTCTTACCTATATCTAATTCAATATTAGATTTAGATTCTAAATTATATACTATCTTTCTAATTCTAAATACTATATCAATATCAGCTGCAAGAAATCTTTTTTCCTTATATACCCTTGTGGCTTTCATTTGTTCAGCGTAATTCATAGTGGCCCTTTCAAGTGCATTACCGAAAGTTATTATACAGCTTCTAAATATTTTATTATTATTCTTACCTACAGAAACTATATCCATTAAAGAATTACCTTTATTTTTAAGCAATCTTTCTTGTCTTGACCCGTCCCTTAAATCAGAATATAATCTTTGACATTCATTTTTTAATTCTTGTTCAAATATTTTTAGACTCATTATTCATATTCCTCCCTTATAATTATTAAAAATCTTAACCATCGATTCCCAACTCCCCTTTAATATAATCCTCATTCCTATCCTCTAATAATTTCTTATATCCAACACTTCTCCTAAAACAATCTTTAACATCACCAACATCTTTAGTCGGAACATTCGTGCTCATTTAGTCCACCCCATCCTAACATATCTTTTCCATTCATTCGGATCAGCGACTTCAGTCCTATCTCTTAAATGCGGAGGTTCACCATTTAAACACTTATCACATTTCGCCCCAGAAAAAAAACAAGCATGTTTTGCACAATACATCATTCTTCAACCACCTCTTCATAATCTTTAATATCAAATATCTCGTCGAGAAATAATCTCTCATCTTTTCCTGGACTTCTTAAATCTTCAAACCAATAAAAAGCCTCATTCTGCAACTTAGTTTTAATAATTCCATTAACAAATCCAGTAGGAGATTTTTTAATATGACATTTCAATTTTTCACTATAATAGAACATTGCTTTCTGTTTCACTGCTTTTTTATCATCGTTTGCCATTGCATTTATCTCATGATAGTTATGGGCTACCATGAAAAGATGGCCGACCGAAGCCGACCAAATGCTCAACCGAAGTTGAACAAATAATCATAGAATTTAATACTTATAAAGTTTTCCTGTCACTTAAAAATACAACGCTAAAACACAAACTTTATAAAGATTAAATAACTTAAAATATTTTATCTTTTTTTAGGTTTTCTTTTTGAAATATTACCAACTCCTCTACCACTACCATCCCGACGACGAGTTCCGCCGCATGCTCCTCTAGAGCCACGACCTTCTGAACCCCTTCTATTTGTTACCATTTATTTTTTACCTCCATCTTATTTAGTTTTCGTAAACCTCAGTTAATGCGAAGTGACTCCCCCACACCAGCTATACATATTATGATTTAATTCACATAATTCATCTTTAAGCATTTCATTTTCTTGTTTTAATTCATAAATACCTTTATAATTAAACATCGCCCAATCTCCTGCATCAATTACTAATTCGTCTTTAGTTCCACATTCTTCTCTTGAACTTCTAATATAACTTTCATTTTTAGGGTCTTCTTCAACACATTCATTTTGATAACACCATTTAATATCTTCTTCCCAACAATTATCAGGGTTTTTAACTTGTATTGTTTTTTGTATTTCTTCTGGAAAACTTTGGTGAAATTCTAATTCTGATTTTCCATCTAAAGATAAACTTGTTGCTGATTTTGTTAATTCTATTGGATTAATTAATTTATCTAATGCACTATAATCTTTATTTTCAGGAGAAGAATATACAATACTTCCAACTCGAAGAGTTCCTAATCCTGTATTGTTTCTTAATTCTAAAAGTCCTGTTGTTAAATTCCATATCTGATTTGCTCCATCCCAATATGTAAAACTATCTTGAGAAGTTCCAAAAGAATGTTTTAAATTATCTAATTGTTGCAATTCTCCATTAATTCTTAAATACATATTTGAAGTATCTCCATCAGGGTCTGTTTTTCCATATAAAAATGATTTAGTAGGAATAAGAGATTCACTTATTAATCCACTTGTTTGAGAAACTATAAATGTATTTGGAGAATTATCTAATCTATCTCCTGCGTGAGAACCTATAAAAGTTGAATAAGGTGAATCGTATGCTTGAAGACCTGCCTCTGAACCAATAAAAGTAGAATGATTAGAATTATCTGCTGTGTTTCCTGCATTATAACCTATGAAAGAAGAATAAGGAACATTGTCAGCACTTGTTCCTGCATGATAGCCAATAGCAATCATCCTAATAGATTCTGTAGCAAGATTACCTGCATCTTGACCAATAAAAACACTATGCCAAGAATCTTCTGCACCTTCTCCTGCATTAAGTCCAATACATACTGTAGATGATTCACTATTTCCTGCTGTTCCAAAATTTAAAGAATTAGTATAACTAAGTTCTTTTCCATTAACAAAATATTTGTCAGCTTCAAAAGTTTCAGAAACAGTTACATTCCCATCAATATTTGTATTACCTTCAATAGTTCCATAATCATTTAAATTCTTTCTCCATTTAATGCCTTCAAATAAAGGAATATCAGAAGTTAAAGAATTAGTATTTGTATAACCTCCTATTGGAGTTACTGTAGAATCTGAAGTAGGTGCATCTGTATCATTTATTTTAGGAACTGAAGTATACCATTGAGATTGCCCACCATAATAACCTCCAACTGCTTCAACAAAAATCTTATAAGAATCAAAATCATCTGAACTTGTAACATCCCACTCCACAATAATACAATTACCTGCATTATTATCTACAAAAGAATTACTTGTTAAAAAATTTGTAGAATAAATTCCATCTTTAACACCATAAACATAAGCAGTGAAAGTTGAACCATCTTCATAAAAATGAGAAGAATAAGTAGGGTCATTAGAAAATGTTAAAGCAACAGAGCCAGTAATAGTATATTCTACTAATTCACTTGATAAATTATAATTATCATTTATTGTATCAATAGTGTTATTAACAATTAATTCTCCAAAAGTTCCTGTCCCACTAAAAGTCCCATCTGCTCCGCTTAAATCTCCTGTTGTTGCAAAATTCCCATCAGTTAATTCAACATCTCCACCTTGTGAATAAATAGCATAACCATTTGTTATGTGGTCAGTCCCCCAATCACCTAAATAAAGACCATAACCATTTGTTATTTTACCTGCTGGACCTGCATTAGGAGCATCTGAAACAAACCCATAAGCATTTGTAACTCTAGTATTAATATTTAATCCATAATCTACCTTAAAACCAAAAGTTTCATCAATTAGTCCAGTATAACCCGATGCAAATAAATTCGCAGTAAATCCACTTAGTTCTGCTTGGTCATTATCTCCTGTTAATCCATTAATATATGCACTTAAAAATCCCCCACTAACTTTTTTACCTGAAGCAACACTTGCGTCAATACTTGGCAATAAAGACAGAGCGTAAAGGTCATCATTAGAAGTTTCTTCCATTGTTATTCCTTTAGTTGTATCTGCGTTTACTCCAATTCCTATATGCCCATCTATTCTTGCCGAGCCTGTTGTTGTTAAATCTCCACTTCCAAAGTCCCAATCTCCTGTCATGCTCCCGTCGGTGATTGTGTTCGTGCCGAGGTCTACTGTGTTTGCTTGAATAACATAACCATCATCAGTATTATTTTTTAAATATTCATTTCCAGCAATATCTTGTAAGATTTCAGAGACAGACGCATTCCCTACAATAAGCGTTGAGAAGTTTGCAGTGTCTCCTTGAAGATAAGTAATATTTGTATGATTAAATTCTGCCCAATTAAAATTACCTATTGGAACCCTTGAACCATCTGTTAATAAATATTGTGGAAAATTATCATCATTTAATCCTGCTAAATCTCCAACATTTGTAACAATATTAAAACTTTCTTCACTTATTCCTGGACGAACATCTTGCCATTCTGCATTACTAAAATCTGTATCTCCTTGTTGATAAACCACTGTTGTTAATTTTGGAGTTAATGCCAATCCTCCTGGGAGTGGAGATAATGCCCCTGCTTCTGCTTGTGCTTTTGTATTATAATAAGTAGTTGGATAAATCCAACCTAATTCATTATGTGCATAAATAAAATATCCTTTTGTCCATTTATTTGAAGGGATATTTGCTAAATTGTTTCCATCATCATATTGAATTGTATCTATTTCTGCATTAGTATCATTAGTCCAATCTCCACCTGAATGAAATAATCTTACTAAAGGTAATGTTCTTGAATCTATTGCAGTTGGATTTATTTCTTCAATTCCATCTTTAATCATTTGTCCTGCATCCATTGAAACATCAAGAGAGTTTGTAACATCTGCATCTTCACTAACAGACATTCCACTAATTATTCTGTTTGGAAATGCAATTCTTAATCCTCTACGAGTATCTGATAATGAATTGTCTAATAAACTAACTTCCCTATATCCCGCGATTGTTCCGTCCCAATTTGCAAAATTTGCAATTAATATTTCATCACTTGTTGAAGAACTTGTTGCTAATTCTAAAGTAGAAGTTCCTGTATATTTAAGGTAATTAACTTGGTCACTTACTAAAGTTCCTGAACCTGCATTTGTTTCAACAAAATTTTCAATTGAAGCATCATAAACTTCTCCTGCTGTCCATTCAACATCTAATCCTCCTGTTAAAGAAACTGTAATTGTTTCAGATACTCCTCTATTTATTATATGATTAAAAGTATCTTTGATTGAGTGAGTTCCGTGGTCTATTATATGAGAAGAATTTAAAAGGGAGTCTCCTATGAAGTAGTTTGATGCTGAAATATTTCCATCAACATTTAAATTTTCATCAATATCTACACTATTTGCAAACTCCCAATCAGAGCCAGAGAAATACCATGGGTCTCCTGTTGCATCTATTCCTCCACCGAAATTACTAATAAAATATGAAAAATTAAGATAATCAAAGAAACCATCGTTTGCATAGAAATCATAAGCACCAATATCAATATCTTGATTAGCATTAGAACCGTCGATGTTTAACCATCTAGTATCTGACCACGGGTTGCCGTTCCAGTAGATTGAATTATTAACTGTAGGGATTAGTGAATAATTTATTGGGGTTTCTGGAACTTCTAAAATAACATTACTAACACTTCCATCTGAATCATAACCAATATTTAGCCCTGCCGAAACAAAACCAAAACTAAAACAAATTAAAAATAAATAAATAAATTTCATTATGGAGCACCTCCACTAGCTGGTAACTGATTAACTTTTGTCATCGCTTCTCTCCATGCAGCACTCTCACCTTTAGCAAAATTAAAGATAATTATTAAAGATATTAATGCAAAGATAATAACTCCAGCTAATAATAAAGTAGACTTATTCTCATCCCACCATGTTAAAGTTTCCTTTCTTTTCTCATCTAAAATATCTATTGCAGCATCCCTATAATCAGCAGGAGCTATCTCAGAAAGTAATTTTTCATTAGCAACTTCAAACTTAGATAAAGGAACTAATACTTCTGGATCATCATCTTTTCTCTTAACAATCAATCCACGCTTACCATTAATCTCATGATAGTCCATAGAAGAAACTTGTTGAACTTTTCTACCGCCACGCTTTACACGCATCTCTTGTTCCCCTCCAGCTTGAATTAATCCGAAGAAAAAACTCTTCTTCTTAAACCAACCTGCTTTAGAATATTCTAACATTACCTTCCCTTCTCCAATTCCAACAACTTCACAAACTGGAAACTTATAAGAGAATTGTTTTTTAACATATAAAAAGCCAACAGCAATTATTACAAACGCAAAAGCTATTATAGACCAAAACAACATTGAAGAACCCCATGAACCTATTGCTCCACCTATTCCACCTAAATTAAAACCCATTTTTATTCAAAACCTCCCTTATACTTGGTATGTGTATCATCTTCTTCTGAACAATCCTCGCTTTTTATCTTCTGCATCTGAGTGGTGATAACTCTCACTTCTAATTCCTATAATCATTTTTCTTACACCTTCAGCATCTGCCTGTTTCATTGTGATAAATATAATACTAAATACAATGTCAGCTATATAAGTAATTTGTGCTCTATTGGTTATTCCATATCCCCTCCAATTAGCCAAACACATTCTAACAGCAGTACACATAATCGAATAAGCACGTTTCCTAATTTCTTGATCCTTTAATTTTGAAATAGAAACGTTTGGATTAGCGACTGATAAAATTAAATTAGTTATTTCCCAAGCACCGAGTTCTGTAATTGCATTATCTTTTAATGCAGGTACATCTTCCCACATCCCAGTTTGTGGATTTTCTCTTCTTCCCATTAATTTATTTCTAATAATTTCAACAATTAGTTCTGGTTTAATCTTTTCTAATAAGTCAGCTTTATCAGAAGGCATTTGATATTGCATAGCAGGTGCAGCTTCTTGATATTCTGGTTCTTGTTCCATTGGGTGTGTAATAAGTTTAAAGAAAAATCCTTTATATACTTACGTTAGAATTACCTCTTCTTTTTCTTTTTAGTTTTCTTCTTATTGGTTTTAACATTATTATTTTTAGGCTTAGTTCCTTTCTTTCTAACTCTAACTTCTCCTTTTAATGTTAAAGGTTTAATTTCTAATCCAGTAAACATTCCACCAAATGAACCCTTAGCTTCTTTCCCTCTTATATCGAATACTTTAGCGGCATAAGAAGAACCGATAAATTGCGTTGGTATTCCTTTTATTTTTCTAGTAGGGCCTTTCTTGCCTAGTTGTAGAGAAGGTTTAGGAATTATTATTGGTGGTAACCCAAAACCACTTGGAGCAGGAGTAAAAGGAGGAGATATTGTTGGAGTAACAGATGGAATAATAGATGGTATTATTGTAGTTTTTGATGGCATTATTGTAGATATTACTGGCACTTGTTTAATTTTTATTGCTTGTGGTTGTTTCTGAATAACATAATTTTCTGTTGAAACACGAGACTCTATTAACATTTTCTGTTCCATAGGCATTACAGGAGATGGTCCAAGTATTACAGGAGATGGTCCAAGTATTACAGGAGATGGTCCAAGCATTACTCCTCCAGTTTGTTCATATACCACAGTTCCAGCATAAATTGATGGAGATATTTTGGAAGTAATCGCAGGAGAAACCGTCGCTGTTTCAATTCTAGTGACTGTACTTACAGGGAATTTAACGGCTGGGGTTGGGCTAACTATTGGAGATATCTTTCCATAAGTTTGTTTAATTATAATTTCACTTTCTCCTCCAATCTTCTTTATGATTTCTCCTTTACCACCACCACTACTACTAAATGGAATATCAACTCCTAAAAAATCTCTTGTCCCATATTTTACAGGTTTTCTAAATCCCATAATAATATCTTCAGTTGTTGAAGAAAACTTTTTACTAATAACACCACTAGCACCTTTTTCAGAAATTACCCCTTCAAAAGAAGTTTCTCTAGTTTTAATACCGCCCAATGGTTTAGATATTTTACCAACAACCTCAGTATATAATTTCGTCCCTTTTCCAAATGTCTCTTCTGTAACCCCCGATGGAGAACTTAACCTTTCTGTAAATTCTAGTGGACTCATTCTTTGAGGAGTTATATGGCTAAGTTTAACTTGCTGTTCTGCAGTTTCCCAAAATACTCCACCCTTTTTACCAGTACCTAAAGATTTTAGCTTTACAATCTGTGTTTCTTTTAACCTAGCCATAGGAAAAATTTCTTCTTTAAATGTTAATCCTCCCTTAGTAGTCATTCTTGTAGATTTTCTTGCAGTATCAAATACATCTATCATCCCATATTCCTTATCTCCTCGATAAGTAAATATTTTTTTCCCTACAATTCTTCCTTGTGATGTTTTTGAGAATGTCATACCAATTCCAGTGGTAGTATCTCCAACAGTAGAAATATCTGAAATAGCATAACCCTTACCAGATAATTTACCAATATCTGAGGAATATTTAAGTGGATCAAGTTTTAATGTCTGAGGAATATCACCCAAGCTTCCACCCATAGTTTTTAATTCAGAAGGTAGCTGTGTTGAGACACGTCTTGAAGAAATTTGAAATTGTTCAATACTTTTTAATGCAGATGATTTATCACCAAATTTTCCAACTGCAACTAAATCATCTGATATTGATAATAATTGTTTTTGTGTTAATACTTTTTCAGTAATCCCAATGCCCTTTAATGGTTCAACTTTAAAGGTTCCTTCTAATGCAGTTCCTTCAGTAGGTATGCCCCATTTAGCAGCACCTCTATCCATACCCTCTAAGAGATTTTTTCTTTGACCCCATAATTTTACTTTGGCTGTTTGTTCTGCCTTTAAACTAATTTGTGATGCTTTTAATGATTGTGCAAAACTTTCACTCCTACTTAGTCCGATTCCAATACTTTTTCCCATACCAGTAACTAATTTAGTAGCACCACTTGCACCAAGTCCTAATCTCACTCCTATATCTAGTTGTTCCATCTTGGAAATTTCATAACCCTCAGATTTTTTCTGTGATGCACTTGCTGCTTTTATTAAACCACTTGCTCCCATATAACCAAGAATTGCTGGTTGTGCTCCAGGGATAAAACTTGCTCCAACTAATGCACCAGTTTCAATAACACTTGGAGCCATACGTAATCCTTTTTGAACATCAGTTTCACCATATAATTCTCCAAATTCTGATTCAGCAAGTGCTAACTTCTTCGCCTTACCTTTAACATTTACATTCCATTTTTCTTTATATTTTTTCTGATATTGTTCTTCTAGGCTTCCATAAAACTCTTTATCTTTTGTATTTAATTCTTTTATTTTAATATCTTGTAATTTTTTAGCTTCAGAAACAGTCATTGTTCCAGCATCTATTTTTGATTGTAATCTTGAACTATAATCATCTATTGTATCTTGAGTTTTTTCTATACGAGTATCTGCTTTATCTTGGAACTCTGCACTAACATCCTTAGAAATTCCACCACTTAATCCAGCTATTTCTCCCCTCTTAATAATAATCTCTTCTTCTTTAAGTCCTCCATAAGTTTTTGTCGGAACACCAGTTATTACAGTTCCCTGTCCCATTCCAAATCCAGTATTAAAAACTTCTGGTATTGTTTCTTCTCCCTTATATTTTCCAACCCCTGCAAAGGCATCAACAACATTTCCCCAACGAGTTGGTTTATCAAATGCACCCAATGGAGCACCTATTGTTTGAGCTCTCATTAGTTTTTCTTCAGGAGTTTCTTTAGCCAAAAAACCAGTCCATGCTTGAGATAATCCCGTTCTCCATCCTTTCCTATAACTTCCCTTATCAGCAGTTAATGGATCATAAGCTTCAACAGAAAGAGGTTTTAATCCTTGTCTACTTTCAGTGGTTAATAATTGTCCTTGTGGTGTTATTATTTTACCAGTTATAGTAGCTCCAGCAGGTGCAACAGCCATAGATGATTTTTGTCCAGATGGGTCAGTATAAACTCCAGTTGATGGACTATAACTTCCACCTCTAGAAGAACTACGAGAAATAGTTGGCTTACTATATAATAATTTTTCTGAAGCAGTTGGTAATCTACTTTGTGTTCCTGTATCTATTCCGACTAATTTTCCAGAACTATCATAAACTGGTTTATCTTTTTGAAAAGAAGTTGAACCACTACTAGAACTTCCATTAGAACCATCGCCAAAAGCTTCAGGATGCTTTTTTAAATAAGCTTTTCCACCCTCCCTCATTTTTTTTACAGCATCACTTACCATTATCTAATAAACCAACTTTGTCTTTCAGTGTTAAAAGAATTAGTTGGACACTCCTTTGTAGTCATTTCTTGAAGTTCACATTCCAAATATTCAGGAATTTCTTTTGAACCTACTAAAACTATTTCTCGATTATCGTTTGGTCTTATTATTACAGTTGGGACACCTTGTATTTTATATGTTCCTTTATTCACATTTAAGAAATTAATATTATAATTAGTTGATAGTTGAGATACTAATGGATAAATTTGATTACAGTGAGGGCAATTATCAGAATAAAAGAAATCTGCGTTAGCGGCACTCACCCCAGCAATACATAACATTCCTAAAACTAATAAAACTAAAGCTATCTTCATAGAAAACTAAATAATTTAATATTTATATACTTACGCTAACTTGTCTAATGCTTTTGACATATCTTCGTCACTTAAACTTGGTGTTTCTTGTGGCTCTGATGTACCTTTAAGATATGAAAAGAATTTAACAAGTAATAAATTAAAAGCAATACTAGCTATTTTAGCAAATCTTATTCCCCAATCTAATCCATCCCACCATCGAATTAATGAAAAAGTATTGCCAAGTGCCATAATAAAAAAACACCAAATACCAAACTTATAAAATAAAGTCGGAGTAATATTTATCTTTGGCAAATTAGGTAATCTCATATAACCCTCCTAGAATAATCTATACGAACTATCTTACCTAACTTTCTTCTTAATGCTTTAATATCTTTTTCGATATTATCAGCAATTTGTTCTTTCTTTAAATCTTTAAACTTTTCAAGAATCATTCCATCTTTAAATACAACTTGTTTTCCATCCTTAACCATTTTTTTATAACTACCTTTAGCTTGTTTGGAATCAGAATAAGCAGTCAATGATAAATTATCTTTACAGATAACTCTAATCTCATTTATAGCATCACTAACTTTCGATTTTGTTTTAGCTGTTATTAATATTTGTGGTTCCATTATAATTTAAATTCAGAAAAAATATAATACCTATATGTTATTACTCCCATTCTAGGTATTTCCATAATGTCTAATTCGTTATGTTTCACACACTTAGCAATTACTTTAGAGTTCGGATTGATTCCAGCACCATTAATTATTTGTTGCTTGGTCGCTACTATCGCTTGTTCCATGAAATCCATCACCTCGGATTGACTGATTTTTATTCCTCCTATTTTTTATTTCATCTATTGAATCTAAAATATAAGGTAAAGCATTATATGCACCATAAGCAATAAAACCAAGAATAACTATATAGATTGCTGAACTTTGAAGTAATGATATCAATCCCATCTTTTTGGTGTAGTAATACTAAAGGTATTTACTATATAAATGTTTTGTTTTAGAATTAGAAGGGGCTAAACTACACACCAAGAAGAGTTTAACCCCAGTATAATATGATAAGAAGTGCAACCACTTCATAGTTTTCTTAAATCACCGACGGTCATTCTTCTACCATACTTTCTTAAAGTTTTCCCAGTTAATGGGATATTAACTTTTATTTTAGGTTTGACTTTCTTGGCGGTTTTAGTTATTGCTTCTTCTATGTTTTTGGGAAGCTTTACTTTATATTTTACTTTATATTTTTTCATTTTGATTTCTTTCCGCCAAGAATAGCAGCAGCAATATTTATTCTTTTACTAAGAGAAGCTCTTGGTCTTCTTCTTCTAGCTGTAGCCATTGCGTTTTTCCATTTCTTTGTATTTTTTCCACATGCCATTTAATATAATCCTCCTAAATTTAGTTTACGATTGTAACCTAAACTATCAGCTACTTGTTTTGCAGTTTTTCTCTTATAAGTCTTTTTTAGTTTCTTCTTAATCTTTGGTTTCAATTTCTTAGAAGTAATTTTAATATCTTTTTTTAATTCACCGAAGCCAAAGCTAAATGTATTCTTTACACTATCTACTATGATTTTTCTTTTTCCCATTATGAATATCAAGGAGGGGGTTTCACCCTCCGCCACCTAACCAGGCTTTCGTTACTAAATAAATAAAAAATAAATTATTTCGTGTATCTTTAAGCTCGTCTACCTCCCTTAGCCATGAACACTCCTAAAAACAACATACCGACCGTAAAGGCGATAATTGCTGGAGCCCATCCTGCAAGTCCTGCAGTTCCGAGTTGGGTATTAAGATAGTTAGTACTCGTCCAACCAGCGTTGGTTGGATCAGCATAGTCAGTAACATTAGTGTCATTTTGACAATAATGTTGTGACGTGTTATAAGTAAAGTCAGTTGCACAAGTTGCAACCGAGTCACCGAACTTCGTAAGAAGAACAGTACCAACACCAATTATAACTGCGAAAGTTACTAATCCATATCCTAAAGCTGACAATTTATCAAACATCTTTTAATTCAAAAAGAATATTTAAACTCTTCGTCCACCCTTATTCATAAAGACACCTAGGAACAGCATACCTACTGCGAAAGCGATAATTGCTGGAGCCCATCCTGCAAGTCCAGAACTACCTAATTGAGTATTCAAATAAGTAACAGTTGTGTTAGCTGTACCACCAACCGAGTCACCGAACTTTGTCAAGATAACAGTACCAACACCAATTATAACTGCGAAAGTTACTAATCCATATCCTAATGCACTTAGATTATCAAACATTTTTTGTATCCTCCATTGTAAAAATACAACCAATTATTTGTTTATATACTCGGGGGACACTATTTTAAAGAAATGGGACACTCCTTACAAGTAAGTAGGGACACTATCTATTCTTTTGCCAAATCATATAAAATATCATAAACAAAATAATACCCAAGAATGTCATTAACCATGTCCAACTAACAAGCTCTAAATAAACTAAAAATAACCCAGCAATCAGCATTACAAAACTAGCAGTAAGTAATGCAGTTTCAAATCCCCATGCTAATAATCCCATTACAATAATACCCCACATCATAAATAACATTCCAACCCAAAAGAAACCACCAGTTGTTGCATTTGGAATTGCCAGTAAATCCTTTAGGTTTGTTGCATTCTGAAAGTTGTTTGTTACTGATACGTTCACCATATTATACTCTCACCTTAAAGATTATTCTTAAAACTATAAATCCTATCGCAATATTATATAATCCGATTAATATAAATGGTATTATAGAAGGAAGTCCTGGTATCATTCTACATACAGTCATAATCCATCCTCCAGTTAAAAAAGTTGCCACAGTTGAAACAGATGATGTAAGTATGTCCCATGAAGTTGAGAGTGTCATCCCTAATGAACCAAGGAATGAAACATCTCCACTACTAATTTTTTCATTCATACCAGATTGAAAAGATTGAAAACTATTTTCTAAATTATCAGTTGGTAATCCTTCAACTGCATAATCACCATCATGATCAGTATTCATACCAGGTAAAACTATTGTACTAAAGACAATTACAAAAAGCATTGCTATAAATATTCCAGTAATCCATCCTTCCATAGTTCCAGCTTTTTTATTCATCATGAGTAATTTTTAATAACATTTATTATAATTCCACCAAGTACACCTATTCCCATAAACACAGCAAGCGTAATTGAACCGAAAAATACTGCTGGAATTAATCCTAGTAACAATAACATTATAGAACCTATTGGACTAAAGATTCCTATTAATGCAGATGTTAAAACTATTAAGAATGAAGCGAATAAACCAAAAGAACTTTCAATACCATCTCTTATAGAATGATATAATGAAGCTATAGATGTTTCTGGACTAGCACTTCTATAAACTTTCGCAATTAATGTTCCAGTATAATTTCCAACATCACAAGTTAAAACTCCAGTATATCCAGTTGCAGTATCATTACAAATTAATATATCTTGGAACCCAGCATCTCTATAAACATATAATCTCATTTGAGAAGTTAATTGACTTGGGTCATTAAAAATATAAACAAATCTATTATTATCTTCGTCCCATGTTAAAGAACTTTCAATATTATATAAAATATCAAAGTCTACTGGGTCGTGAATTACTTTCAAAGTATAAGTACAAGGATCAATAAGACATGCCATTCTAACTGGCTCAGCTAATTTTATTAAAGAACCATTAAGATAATATAATCCAACTCTGTAATCAACATCTTCTGTATGAACTTTCATAACTGTTTTTCCAGCATCATCCGTCTTCGCCATTTCAACAACACGATACTCATCCTCTTCTGGATACCATCTTAATAATGCAACTAACTTATTTGTATAAGGATTAAGAAAAGTATTCTTAAATTCAAATATAAAAGAAGTTGAATCTGATGTTGGTAGAGAATATAAAGTATGGTTTGCTTGAGTTGAATTAGATAGGGATTGTCCTTCATACATATAATATCTTCTATCTATGTATCCAGTATTGCCATACTGTATTTCGCCATAACCTAATCTATACGTGTCAATAGTTTCATTAATACAAATTCTAAAAGATGCCTTGTTTGTTAAAATTCCATTAACAACATACCCATCTAAATCCCCAATACCAAATTTAAAATTATAAGCTATATTGGTATTAATGGCTGACAAATTTTCTGAATTACTAAAATTATAAAATACAGATGAGAAAAATCCAGCGGCACACGCCCCATCTGTTATTGTTATTGTTGGTAAATCTGAAACAGTTTGATTATGTGTAGTAGAGTTTTGTGCAGTAGTCCCACCATCGTCATACTTAAATGTCCAATAAAAACTAATGTCTGTTTTAGTATCTACAGTCGGTATGTTTATTGTTCTTGTAATAGAATATGATTCACTACCTAAATCTGTTATAGTTCCTATATATTCTGTTCCATTATAATTTAATGTAGCCTCATATAGAATAACCCCACTCAATAAACTTATATTAATATCAAATGTTTCTGTTGCTGTTTCATAAGTTGAATTACTATAGCTTTCAGCATCTATTGCTGCTCCTACTTCAAAAGTATAATTGGCTGGAGCCCATACACATAAAGTCCCAGTTGCATTATCACCACAGACATATACATTCCATTTATATTTTCCAAGGGTGAATGAATCTATATATTGTGTTGTGCTATTAGTTATAAAGTTTGTCATTGTTGTTATATTAAATTCATTATAAATAGCTCCATCCTTTTTCCAAATATAATATGTTGAATTTGTTAAATTATAACTTGAATTTGTATAATTAGCAGTAAAGTTTAATCCAACGTCGGATATTAAAACACCTTCTGGTGGGAAGTCTAAAGTGGCGGTTATTGCAGCACTACTTTCTCCATAAGTCAACCCATCTCCATTATTCCAAAGTTCTGTTACTTCATCTGATGTTAATGCTCTTGACCATAATCCTATTTCATCTAATGTTCCGTTTAAACGATTAGTATCTCCACTCTGTGAAGAACCAAGAGACATTAGTGCGGTTGTATCTCCTATGGATGCACCTACATCGCCAGTTGATGCAAATTCGGTTCCATTTACATAGAAGGTAACTGAGTTACCTTTATTATAAACAACAACTAAGTGATACCACTTTTCTGTTTCTAATGTATTGGTACTTTTTGTTAATGATGGTGTTCCTCCGTCTGGAGAAGTTGCCCAATTTAAATGTCCAGTCGCATCTAATTCAAAATTCCATGCTCTTTCATCATCTGTACTTTCATATTTTTCTAGAAGTCCTTGAACTCCACTTATAGAATTTAAATATACCCATAATGAAATACTCATATTATCTGATGGTGATTGAGTAGGATTATCAGCAACAACTCCGTAATCATTAGTTCCATCAAATTCAAAAGCAGTATTTATTTTTCCAGAGGCTGAGTAAGTTACTCCAGTCATTGTGAAATTGTTAAGATTAAGTTCATCGATAGCATCACCAGAACTCTCATCTAGTTTCCAATAAGAAATTATATTATCAGTTAAATCAGATGCACTAACCGAAGGTAAAATTACCACTATAAAACATACCACTAACACTAAAAAGATTGCTGAGAATCGACGAGAGGGGTTATTTTTCTTCTTCATCTTGTAACTCCTCCTCCACTTCCCTTAAATTTACTATACATTATAATCCCTGTAAGAATTGCGAGGCCTAATAATATTAAGTCAAATCTTAATACTAAGAAATTAACTATTGGAAGCTGTCCAACCTCTGTTGCAAATTGCTCCATCCCCAATATCGTAGTTACTGGAACTACAACATAATGGCTGAACATAAATGTAAAGATTAAACTAACCATATATAATATTGAAAATATCGGATGGCTATCTACTAGGAATGCAAAGATTAACATTGATAATATATTAACTAAGAAAGCAATAGCGATTGTATAGTCCCAGAAGTTTAAGAACACATCGTGAATATATCCAACCCTATCCCCCGCTTCTTGATTAGAATTATTTAATGTATCTTCTAGTGGATCTAATGTGGAATTAACAACCTTTAACATGATTGGTGCTAAGATAAATAGTCCAACTACTATTGCTATGAATGCTACAATGTTTGCTTGTCCTAGTTTATTCATCTTTTTCTTTTTAACTCCTTTAATATAAATTCTGGTAAATCAACACCGTCAGTCCTTGCAATTATTCTCATTGTTTCCATCATGGTTAGGTTTGCTTTTACTCCAGTTGTTGCTCTAACTTTTTCTATATTATGTTGTCTCTTCTCCACCCAATCTCTAAACTCTGGTGGAGTTTTCATTCTTACTGGTCTTTTAGTAGTTACCATTGTTTGGTTCGTTAGATTCAAATCCTCCTCTAATAAATGACATTACAAATGCAATGATTGGTAAAATAATTGTAGTAATTGCACCTACACCGACGAGCCAAACTAAAATATCATTAATGAATGCGTTGCCTAAGTATTCTTTAGATAAAATATAAACTGCAAAGGTTGCTATATAAATTGAAACATTATAAATTAAATCTTTAGCATCGAAGTCCCATTGTATCATGTGAAAGATTGTATACATCAATAAACTAATTAATCCAATGATAATAATTAAAAATATAATTGTAAATAAAACTATGACTCCTGCTGTTGGTTTTTCATTTCCATTAGTTGTTATAGAATAAGTAAAGAATCCTGTACCATTATAAGAACCATCAATACAATAAACCTTTCCATTGTAATCTCCAAGGACTGAAGTATCATTTTCATCCAAGGAATATTTGAAATCCCCATTATTCATGTTTGTTGTTGGCTGGAAGTTTACAAGATACGAACCGTTATTATATTGGATAGAGATATTACATACTCCAGAATTAGAACAAATCTCTCCAGTAGAATATGCACATGGAATTATTAAATCGGTTGGTTGGTTTTGTGTATAAGTTTCTGCTTGAACTAGGGACACTCCTGCAAAAAGTAGGGACACTACTAGAAAAGATTGTATAACTAAAGCTAACTTCATGGTTATTTTTATTATTCAAGATTTATATACTTACGCTTGGAATTGATTATAGTTAATCTTTTTTCCCTTTCATAATAAAACATCCAAATCCTATTCCAATAGCCATAGCCAATAAAATATTCCAAAGTTTATAACCAGTTTCTAAAACAGTTGTATTGTCAATAATCTTTTCTACTTCAACTTCTTCAACTTCTTTTATTGTTTCAATATATTCTGGAACATAAACTGTAACATTCTTATCTACGTATTTTGTTCTACTAGATCCGCTACTGTGTGTATGAATTGTTTTTATTACTTCGTTTGTTTGATTATCAAAAAAGATTAATGTGAAATTATCAGGCTTATAATTCAATACTGGTGCAACTGTTATAATTTTATTATTAAAAGTTACGTTTAACCCATTTAAATTTGATGAATTGCCTTCAACGGTGTACACTGGGTTTGTTAGGTTTGTTTCAAAGATAATATTATTACCTGCATACATTCCACTAACAATACCTGTTGCCATTAGAATACTTATTATTAATACTCCTAAGTATCCTCTACTCATTTCTATTATATCTAATTTTATTTGTTTTTTCATTGTTTTGTTTTTCCTGTTCTCTGTGCTTAAAAATTAAAGCAAAAATAATAAATTGTTTTTTGTACTTATGCAATAGTTGGTACGATAGTCATATCAAATCTATACGTTGTTGGCTCCCCTTCTACTGTTGAAGTTAATGCTGGATTTGTTGTAACATAAACAACTCCATAAACTGTCTCTCCTGCTGGAAAATTCAATCCAGGAAGAGTAAATTTATTCCCATCATATCCCAAGGCGTGAAAACTATCTTCATCTGTGTTTACCACTAAATCACTAAAGAAAACGTTTTCGTTGTAAGCTTCATTTGCATACCAATCATTCCATGCAACATTATCTTCCATCCAAAACATATAGTCTTGTTCGCAATCTTCTACTCTAGACTTATCTCCTTGTTCGCTAAAACAATAGTTAATGTCATCACTAATTGCAATTGCTATTCCTTCAGTGTCATATCCGAATGCTCCTGTCGTTGTTAGTTCTATGTTAGCAATAATATCTCTTTCTACATTATTTGTAATCTTTACTAAAGCAAAATCATCACTACCTGAATGTGTAATCTCTAGATCTAACCCTATAACGTCATCAATACTAAATGGACTATCAACTGTAATTTCTTCTTCAACTGTATTAGATAAATAATTTACTAATCCTGCACTAACAATTGCCATTGCGAATAATCCCATTAAACCAAATACTAAATATTTCTTATTCATTTTTAACCTCCTTTTTAATACTTTTATTTTTAGTTTTATTTCTACAAGCTAATAAATGTGCTTTGTAATTATAGTCTAATTGTTTATCATATAAAGATTCAATAACCTTCCCACAATAAGGACACACCTTTTTTTTAATTTCCATAAATATATTATACTACCCTACTACTTAAAGCTATTGGTTTTGGAATGGCGTAAGTATATAAGTAGTGAAAAGTTAAATACTTTACACTCCAATGGGATTCGACGAAGCAAATCAATTAACATACGATTTACGACAAGCGTATGCCCAACAACTTGGTGAGATTAGATTAGGAATACTTTTAGCAAGAAAAGAAAATGATTATAAAATGTGGAAGGAGTTATTAGATTCTTTATATATTGAAGTTTCAACTAAACTTGATGACAATGATGAAAAAGAATATAATAAAATGATTATTGAAATGAATAAACTAATAGAGCAAAATTCAAAATTATATAATGATAAAAAAAATATACCAACACTATATTCTTCACTTAGAAAAATAAATATTTGGCTTAATAAAAAAATGGATCAATATAAAATGTTTGGTGCAAAGGAAACGTTCGATGGATTATAAAACTGAAACAAAAAAGTTTGATATAAATGATGCACCTATTCTAAAAACATATAAAGAAGCCACTGGAGAAGAACCAGTTCCTGTTGAATTTCCATATAAAAAAATAGATAAATATCTACAAAATAAACTTGACTTAATGGTTAATCGAATGACTGGCGGAAAGAAGTTTGACAATCTTGTTTTAATTGATGGCGATGAGGGTTATGGTAAAAGTAATCTTGAAGTATATATCGGTGCTTATGTTAGTTCTAAAACTGGAAGACCATTAACTCTTGCTAATGTTTTTTTTGATTTAGATAAGCTTTTAGAGTTTGCCATGCACACAAAAGAACAAATTATCTTATGGGATGAAGGTGCATTAGGTGGTCTTGCAAATGAATGGTGGAATAAAAATCAAAAGAAGTTTTTGAAGTTATTAATGGTTGCAAGAAAGAGAAAACATTTTTGGGTTATTTGTATTCCTAAATTTTTTAAACTTAATGAGTATTTAGTTATTGATAGAAGCATAGGATTAATTCATGTGTACGCAAAAGATGAATTGGAGATTGGAAAATTTGCATACTTCGGAAAGAGAAGAAAAGAACAACTTTATCATGATTGGCGTAAAAGTAAACAAAGAAACTATGGAAAGTTTAGTAATTTTCGTGGAGACTTTCCAGAAGCATTACCAAAAATATTTGATGAAGATAAATATGATAGAAAGAAAGATATTGCTATTATGAGTATAGATAAAGAAGAAGAAAAGAAAACTCCAATGCAGATTAGAAAAGAATTTGCTATAAAAATTATGAAGAAGTGGGAAGAAGATGGTGTTGAGATGAGTACAAAAGAGAAAGCAAGGTACTTTGATGTAGATGAGAGTACATTGAGAAGATATACTAGGGAAATAAGGAAACAGGCAGTGGACAACGGGCAATCAATTAATAATAACCCTTTTGGAGGTGAGGAAAATTAATATGAATATAAGCAAAGCAATCCAATTAGGACATTTTATATTGATTATCCTCTTAGTTGTATCTATAGGAGTCTTTGGAATTAATCAAGTACTAACCTATTTTTATCATAGCGAGTTATTACAAAAGCCATGTGATTTATGTTATAAGTTAAATCCTCAATTAGATCCAAACTTTATAACTAAAAATTATAATAATTCATTTGATAATTATAGTGAAGGATATAAGGAAAAGCATATTATAGATGTTAATTTTTCTGGGTAACCAATAAGTATATAAAGGATAAAGTATATAACTTATTATGATAATAGCAAAGGTTCGAGGGAATAAAACTAACAAACAAAGGACTGTTAATATACCTAAAGATTCAGCAGAGTATAATTCTGAATGGGTTAAGGTAGAAGTTTTAGACACACCAAAAATTGAAAAGGAAGTTAGGAAAATATGAATAAAAGAATTATTGGAATATTATTAAACTTAATATCTTTTTTTAATTGGTTCATGTTTTTTGAATTAATTAAAAGTAATGATCCCAAATATGTTACAATTGGAATAATAATTTTACTACCGATCTTGTATATAAATATTTTTGGGGATTTTTTATTATTTGAAAAGGAGGTACGACAAATATGACTAAATTAGTATGTAGTGGATGTGGTAGAGCTGTTGATGTAGAAACTGTTCATGGCGATGAAGTTTGTAAAGAATGTAATAAACCAATGAATAAAGTTACTGGAGAAACAACTGCACAAGAGATTGTTGAAAAAAGCGAAGAAAAAGAAAGTAAGATAGTTCTTCCAACAGCAGATAATCTTTGTGGAGAACTACCAAACTTCGCAGATAAACAAATTATCTAAAAACAATAAATTTTTATTTTTTATTTCTTTCATTCCAAAGAGTTGTTACTGCTTCTTGAACAGTAATAAACTCATGAGTCTGACCTTCTTTATCGACAGTTCTAACTTCCTGAGTTGGAAGTTGATCTACAATATGAAGCATAGGTTCTGGCTTCTTAACTTCTTTCTTTGCAGACTTATCTAAGATTTTCTTAGCTTCTTCATCTTTTGGATTATCGTATTCGTTATATTCTCTTACCATTTATTTTTTCCTCCTTGATTTAGTTTTTGATTTTTCTTTCTTATAAAGTTGTGCTGCCATTGCATGTTTACCTGATAAATAACCAACTACTAAACAAATAAAACTACATAAATAAATAGTTACTTGATATCTTGTCATACCAAATATAGCTATCCAAATTAATAAAGTTATTACTCCAACCATCTCTATACATACTTTGTCAAAAAAATTTGCTGTTTCTTTTTTCATTTATTTTTTCCTCCTTGATTTAGTTTAGATTTTTCAACTTGATTTGATTTATATGAAAAATAAAAAAACAAAATCAAAAATAGATTAGCACCAATCGCATATAATAATGATTCTTTAAAAAAATAATATTCTATTATACCAATTATTGTAATTGTTACAAAAAAAATTAGAGCTAATGCTATATAATAATATTTATTCATTTCTTATTTGTGTGCCTCCTTTCAATTCTTGGTGTGTTTGATTTTTTTAAATCAATATGCAAATATCTATTTGAAGGATCGTACTTAATTATAATCTTATTTTCCTTCTCTAATTCTGGAATAATATTATATTTCAATTTGTAATATGGGATTCTTATTAATCTATGAATTTTAGATATAGCTGAGATACCTTCTTTTCTCAAAAAATCTAATACATCTTCTTTTTCTGGTGTGTCCATTGTTATTTTTAAAGTATTTAAAGTATTTAAATGTTGCTATCTTCTGTAAATCTTCCCACCTTTTAACCATTAAACTAAGCCTTCCTCAACTTTAGATATACATATCTTTCCCTTATATGGTGCAAACTCTAAACGATCACCTTTTTTAACACTAAGCCATTGCTTTGCAATTATTTCTGGGAGAGTAATTATGAATTGCCCATTCTTTAACTGTTGAACCCTTACTTTTGTTTGTTTTTTTGCCATATTTAAATTAATATTATAACAACAACCTATAAGGGTATATATACCCTTCGGTTGATGATGGATAGGGAGGTATTCAAATCTTCCTCTTCTTGTTTAATGCCCCTTTCTTCCTTCCTTTATATTTTCCTTCGGCCTTAGCCCTAGCAACACCTATTTTAATCTTCTCATGTAGATTTTCAACATAAAAAGCATTCATAGCCATTTTGATTCTAAAAGTAAATTTTCCCATAGGATTGGAAAAATCAACTGTTTCAGAAAGTGATTTAATCATTATCTTATTTTCAATTACAAACTTTTCAAACCAAACACTATCATAATAATCTCTACAAATTCGATCTATATCCTGGACAATAAGATGTACTTCTGGATTTCTTTCTAAGAATTGTAACATCCTTTTCCCACCACTTCTTTCTCTTATTGGAATTTTACCACTAACCTTATCTCCAATGGTGTGTATAACGTCATACCCCTCTTTCTCAGCGTACTTTTTACAATACTCCTTCTGCTGCTTAATATTTTGCTGTTCGTCGTCTGTAGAGATTCTAGTATATATTATCGCTTTATGTTTTTCTACTTTCATTTTGTGAAGCTATATATTCTTTACATATAATTGGCACCATCATAGCACCAACTCCTAAATATTCAAACTCATCTTCTCTTTTGAGTTCTTTTCTTTTTGACCAATAAGGAAATTTATCCATAAATCTTTCCAACCCTGTTCTATACTTTGTTTCCATACTCATTTGTCTCGTTATGCAAATGCTTGTTGAAAACCATACATAATTCCTACTCCAATTATGCATACCATCACAAGTCCTATTATTTTAGTTGTCCAACTCATTTTTTCTCTCCTTCGCCGTCGGCTACTAATGCGTCCTTCTTTAGATATTTAATCTCTTGATGAATTTTACTTCCTCTCTTTGTAACTTCGATATACATCTCTTTATCCTGAAACATTAACATTGCTTGTTGTTCAAAGAAGTGAGATAGATTGATTTCTAACTCTCTCATCCTTTCTACTAGACCTTTATCAACTGATATTGTAACATTAGTTTTCATCTTTTTCCTCCGTTTCTGAAATCGCATGAACTGCGTCGTGCTTATCTTGAACCTTCATTACTATAAATCCCCATAGTAATATCATACCTATTCCAAAAGTTAAAAAAACCCAATTCTGTGGTAATCCATAATTTGAAGTTGTTAGAAAATCTCCAACCTTTTCAATTGGGTTTAATCCACAATATGTTAAATTATTCATTGGTGTATTACAATTAACCATTATGCGACACCTTCCCCAACTAATACGAAACCACTTCGTTTTAGATAGTCTTTTACTTTATCAAAATATTCTTTTGAACCAGTGAAATTTCTATAAATTATCTTTGCCTCTTTGGGAGTTATACTTGTTATTGTATAATCTGGTAAATGTCCACATACTTTACATCTTGAACTTTCCAACAATGCGTAATCTGCTATGCCTTTACTAATAAAAACATGACCAGAGATTCTACTTGGGAATCTACACATTGGACAAACATCTTTACTCATCTTTAGCCTCCGTTTCCCTGTTCAATACATTTACGAATTTCATAGTCCTAAAAAATCCTTCCTAGTTTTTACTTCTTTAATTTTATATTCTGGAATTTCTATTTGATAATTAAATTCATTTGTTTTATCTTGCTTATCCAAATCTTTTAAGGTTTGTTTTAATAATTCTTTTATCCAAATTACAGCTTTTTTCCTATTATCGAAGATTCCACAGGGTTCTCCATTTCTTGTAGCTATCCAATTACTCATGCGACGCCCTCCACGCAGAGGGCGTATATTTTTACATCTTCATCATAGTAATCAATTATTCCCTTATCAAAACCTACTGTTTGACCTTTCATAAATTTCTGAAAATCTTTCCATTTCTCTTTTCCAATTAAAGCTATTACTTGTTTTTTATTCATTGTGCTGACTTCTCCTGGTGTACGTCGTGTAATTTAGTCATTATTTTTTCCATAGGTTCTCTTTGTCTTCTGTCTGTTAATGTTGATAATGAATGACTCAAAGTCCCAAAGATTAGAGCTATTTCCTGTTTAGTTAAATCAAGATTTACCATTATTCCCTGTCCTCCGAATACTCGAACTTTGTAATAGTTTTAATGTTTCCATTTTCATCATCATAAAATGTCAAATCCCAAGGAGTTGCATTTCTAACTTGTTCTCCTTCAACTGCTTTTAATAAATGTTTCATTCTACATTAGCCTCCGAATTTGCGTCGTCCATTATTTTATTAGCGATTCTAATGTTTTCCCCTTTCCTTATTGATTTTATATGAATTCTCAATAATTTCATTTTTTCTTCATAAGTTGAATCTCCAGTTGAAATTGCGTGAATTATTTCTGCGTCATCCATAAATACCATTATTCGTCAGCTCCCAAAGAGGCATCGAGTTTCTTCTGTTTAATCTGCTTTGCTCTTCTATTTTTTATTGCCCAACCATATTCATTTAGATATGTATCAAAGTCGTCTTCATCTAATTCTGCAAGACTCCACTTTCCCTTCTCATGTATTGCGAAGTTCGGTGGTGATATTTTAAAGTTTTCAAGCTTCATCTTTTACTCCTTTCTGTTTAGGTGCGTCGTAATCCTTAATTTTTCCAAATCTCCATAACTTTCCACATTCAGTGCATCTGTAACCATCCATCTGTCCATAACAAGATGGGCAATG